TCATAATACTCTTCTCCAAATAGTTCATTTTTAAGTTCAATCATTTTATTAAAGATTGTATAAAATGATAGTGAGTGTGTTTCACCCTCTAACCTTTCAATAAAATCAGAGTCTTTGATAAAGTCTGGTTGGGAATCTAAATATTCCATTCCCGCATCGTGATCTACTACAAAGTCTCTTGTTGACATATAAATAACACTCTTTGATTGATCTTCACTTGGTTCATAATTTGTAACATTATTGAACCAATTATAAGATGTTGTTATTGGTGAAATAGCGGGGTTGAAGTTTACTGATGGTTTACCAGTTGCTTTTGATAGGTTATATGAGAAAAACCCTCCCATACTGTTACCTACGATCATGTCTACATCCTCTGCTAACTCTTTGAGAGTATCGAATAGGTGATTGTTATTTATGAAAAGTTCATAATTTATTGTTGGAGATATTAATTCTATCCCTCTAGATTGGAATTCTCTTAGTACTTGTTGGTTGGTAATTCCAAAACCACCCATACCGTGACAATATAATACTTTAGTCATATTTTTTTACTTATTTAAATTTGTTTCTGATTATTATATACAAAGATAACAAAAAAATCGGGTTAAAAAAATAATTTAAAGATTAATTTTAATGAAATGTGGGTAATTTAATATATAAGTGTATAAAACAACATAAAAAATGGCTTTAGATTTTACAGATTTTTACATAAAATTCCCAGGACATCCTAAATTTAACGATATAGAGATAATTGAGGATGAAATAATTAAAGTTATTATTCAGAAAATAGAAATGATTCTTTTTACAAATAGAGGTGAGTTACTTGGAGATCCTAACTTTGGTGGAGATCTACAAAGATATTTATTTGAAACTAATGTTAATGCTGATTTTGTGAAAGGAGAGTTAGCTAAGCAATTTTCAGATTATATACCTGAATTAGATGATATAGGGTATGAGTTAAATGTTACATTTTCTCAAAACCCTATGGAATTCTCAGACATGATGTTTATTGATGTTAAAATTCGAGACGCAGAAGTAAATGCGTTCTTTGGTTAATATTATTTTTTATCAATTGATTTAACCAAATCACTATTTTTTAATTTATTGATCATTTCCCTAACTTTATTATTAGAAAAGAAGTCTTTAGTTTCTATCCACATCTTTCCATATTTGTCTCGTATGCAGTAATTAGTTTTTATATTATCTTCTTCCATTATCCGAGTTCTTTAATTTTATAAATTTTACCACTTGGTATTTTTAATATTGAATAACCCTTTTTAATACAATCTAAATGTATTTTTCTTTGGTTTTTCATCAAATAGTATTTATCCCTTATATCTTCTTTACTCATACTCATATATATATATTACTTATCTATTTCTAAATCTGCTATATTAACAGGTTTATCTAGAACTGTTCCTATTGAGAATTTCTGTTTAAGTAAAACTTTTGATCCGATAACTTCAATTACTTCATATCTATTACCTAACCATTTAACAGTGTTTCCTATTTTAATAGTATCCATTTTCAACATTATTTTTTGTGGCGTAAACTAGGTTACGCATAAGTGACACGATTGTCATAGGACCGACTCCACCAGGAACTGGTGTAATATATGATGTTTTCTTTGAAACGTTATCAAAATCAACATCTCCTATTAGTGTTCCTTCTTCATCTCTGTTTATACCAACATCAATAACAACACTATCTTCTTTAACCATGTCTTCAGTTACGAAATTAGGAATCCCAACTGATACGATTAGAATGTCAGCCATCTTAGTGAAATCTTTTAAGTTATTAGTATTCACATGACAAGATGTTACTGTACATTGATCATCGTGTCCCATCATTATACTGATAGGTAATCCAACAATATCACTTCTACCAATTACAACACAATTTTTACCCTCTAGTTCAATATTGTAATGTCTTATCAATGACATTATCCCAAAAGGAGTTGCTGGTAATATAGTTGGTAGATTTAAAGTCATTCTACCAATATTGGTGTGATGAAAACCATCGATATCTTTCTCGGGAGATATTTTATCAATAACTTTATCCTTATCAATGTGTTGGGGTAATGGGAGTTGAACAATATATCCATCAACTTTAGAATCATCATTTAGAGATGATATTTGGTTTAACAAATCTATTTGTCGTGTTTCCTCAGGCATTAAAATTAGTTGACAATCAATACCAACCTCTTTACAACTTCTTACCTTAGCATTAACGTAAGCTTGTGATGCTTGATCATCACCAACCATGATAATAGACATTCTAGGTTTTCTAGGTAGTTTTTTTATATCTCGTCTGAGATCTTCTTTAATTTCGTTGGAAACTTTAATTCCATCTAAAATAGTAATTTCGTTCATCTTTTAATTTTTATCAATTCGTATATATCTAATATATTATAAATAAATGGTTTTCAAAAATCATTTTAATTCTTTTTGTATTTCATACATTAATGATGTTCCAATTACTAATGGATCAGCTGAGTTTGCTTTGTCTAAAATATCTCCATATTTTGTTACTAAAACAAGTATATCTCCTAACTTAGAAATTTTATCTTTTTTGTTAACCGCTATAAACTCTATGAATGGTCTACCTAAAAGTGATATTAATTCATCCATTTGATCAGGACCGAACTTATCCATAAGGAAGTGATAATTTTTCTCAGTATCATCTGAATTTAGAATTTGCTGATATAAGTCAGTTTTTAATTCTTCATCAAAAGATTTCACTGAAAAGTTCATTTCACCAGTGATTTTTATATGTTGTAAGACTGATAACATTTTCCTAAAAGATGGGAAATTCTTATTGACTATACTTTTTATATCATCAGGTGATATATCAATTTCTTCTTGTTTTGAAATTGTAACTAATCGTTTAGCATAATTCACTTTTAGGTATTTAACTTCTTTTTGATCTTGTGGAGAAAAGTCAACCTTAAAGAACCGATCTAAAGCTCCACCATCTATTCTATTGATATAATTTGTAGTAGCTATAAACCTAACATTTCTTTCATTCTTTTCAATGAAACGTTTAAGAGCGTCTTGATAAGCTGAGGATGCACCATCGATCTCATCTAAGTAAACAATTTTTAAGTCATCTTTACTATCAAACATTGACATCTTTGAACAAAAGTCATCTACCTTTGTCCTTAAAGTTTCAATACCTGTTTCATTTGATGTATTAAGTTCTAAATAGGGTCTACCTTTACACAGTAGTTCTACTAAAGCTGTTTTACCCATCCCATAAGGTCCGTAGAAAATAAAATGGTTATGTATTCCATTTTCAATTATCTTTCTTATTCTAGGTAAAAGTACTAGTTCATCTAAGTTCTTAGGTCGATATTTAGTTTTAAAAAAGTTCTGTTTTAACATATTATTTGATTATTATGTGAATATTATATTTAGATAGACACTTTAAGTTTATATATACTAAAAAGAAATAAATCTAAACGATGCCTATAAATGAAAAATTTAACTTTGATGACGTTTACTTCAGAGATTTAACCGTATGTCTCTTGTCTAACCTTGAAAATAAAATAAAGTGGACAAATGTTTTCGAATCTGGACCTAAAGATGTGGATTGTAAGATTTACTATTCTTTAACAGGTAATGAAGATTATTTAATGGATTCGTTTGTAGATGATATTGCGTCTAGTGAAAGGAAAGTTGAATTGAATACTGATATGTACCCAAGAGGTCATGTTACTTTAAATGGTATGAGGATAAAGGGTGAGGAATTTGCTAACCCTAATGTTTGGTTACGTATGGTAGTTGAAAATCAAGAAGAGATTAAGAATGTTTTATCGAGAGTGAGAGCTTTACCGATAATTGCAAATTATGAGTTGACTGTTTTAGTTAATTCAGAAATTGATATATTCAAGGCTTCTCAAAGTATAATGAATACATTATGGATGTTTAAGTATATGTACTTTGAACATAACTTTATGAATATTGATGCCGTTCTTGTAGTTCCAGACGAAAACCAAATAGAGATAGCTAGGGAACATAATTTAGGAACGACTGATGAGAAAAAATTAACTATTGCTTTTGAAGTTCATAGTTATTACCCTGCATTTAATGAAAATACAACAGCTCCAGCAAGGGGAGCTACTTGGTATAACCAAATTAAATATTCTCAAAGAGGTAAAATACCTATCTCATTTAATGCTGATCTAACACCGAGAGTTCCTAATTATAATGAGGATGATGAGGTTAATTTAAAGTTATCGTTATCAAGTCCAGGTGATATTACTGTTAAGATATTTGATCACATGGCTAGAGTTTTAGATACGATAGAATTTGGGGAAAGGTTTGATGAAGGTGTGGTTAACCTAACACTTGATATAAGTGATAAGGATAAGTATTCTACTGGAATTTATTATGTTAAAATTGAAATTGACTCTGAACAAGAAACTATTCAGATGAAGATAGATAGGGATTAATCTTTAAATTTATTTTTTCTTATTTCTATATACTTTTTTCTTTGTTTAATTAAACTTAAACAATAAACAAATGATGTTAATAGGAAAATGTGTGGAATCAAAAATGGTACACTTTTAAGTGTTGAAATAACAGCAAGGAATAAGAATCCTATACATACAATTAAATAAATTATTATTTTGAAAATTATTTTCCTCATTTGTGGGTTTTTAATATTATATCTAAATATATAATAATAGGATGACAATAACAAATGATTTCCAACAAAATATGGAAAAAATAGGTAAATGTCATTTAATATATACTTTAATTATACTAAAAAATTAAAATTAAAATATGAAAGATTTGAAAGTAAAACTTTTCGGGTTTAAAAAAGGGTTAGAATATGAACAGTCAGATGTTGAGAATATTGTTGAAGCTCATATAAAAGCTCTTGATAATTCTTCTGAGAAAAGAGTTATTCAATCTTTATCTGAAAAGCTAGAAAAATACACTTATCAAGATGATGTTAAGTCGTTAGTTGAAAGCTTAGGTGAAGATTTACAAATACACGAACTGCTTTATGAACTAAAAGATTTATACAAAGTTGTTGAATCAAGAGATAATGGGATGGTATACAGACACCCATTAAATGTGTTATTACAGATTATAAACCTTGATAACGATGAAGACAGAATGTCTAAGATAATGAACGAATTAGCAGTTTATGACTGGGTTCCGGAAATTAAGACTTTTATTCACAACTTGACTCAATCGCCAGAAAAAAGACAAAACCTTTTAAATGGTGGTTCTTCAACATCAGTTTACACTATTGTTGAATCAGTAGAAGAAGGACATGTAGCTTTCTTAAAGGATTCATGGTTCTTGTTAAAAGAAGATTCAATAGATAAAACAGTTCTTGAGGATCACGTTAAAGATCAAGATAAATTAAGACTTTTAAGAACGTTAGAATCAGCTCTAAAGTACGCTGAGATATCAGAAGAAAGAGTAGATTTTAAAATATCTGAAAGTTTAACGATAGGTTTATCAACAAAGGAAAGTAATGATATATTCATTAATGAAGAAAAAGTTTCAAAAGAAACTACTTTAGAGAACTTATTCTCTTCTCCTATTGTACCTATTGTAAATAAGAATTTCTTCCCACTAATAAGAGAAGTATCTTCTAACTTAGATAAGTTTGTAGAATTGGATGTAGTTAAACACATTTCTAATTTAACAAACCCATTCATGGAGTCATTCGCATTCAACTTCAAAGATAATGTATATTTATACACATGTGATTCAAGATATGGTAATTCATTTTACAAATACGAATCAGCTATGGAACTTATCGATGATGTTAAGAATAACATGAGTTACGATTTAACTTATTTCTATGAAGATAAAATAAGTGATGAAGTTAAGACTAAGAGAAAACTTGAAGATAGAGTTAGAGAAATTGAAATGAACATTGATGATCTAGATAAAAACATTGATAAAGTTGAAACAAACCTTACAATGTTAGGAGAATCTAAAACATTATCAGACGCTTTAACTGGGCTTAAATCTGAAAAAGATAGACTAGTTTCTGATTTGGAAGCAACCAAAGAAACTATGTACAAGGAAGTTGTTAGAAAATAATTTTAATGTATAATTTGTTACGGAGATGATCAAAAATCACCTCCGTAACTTTATGCTTTAAACTTTTTTAAAAAACTTTACTATAACAAATAATTGAGCTTTTAAAATTATAATTTTAAAAGCTCAAAAAAAACCACTAAAACAAAATATGTATTTATCAAACAAAGAACTTTATTATGAAATAATAGTTTCTAAAGCTAAAGGAAACCTAACAAGAAAGAGTGAAAAGATGTTGGAACTCTTAGGAAAAAGAACAGTTAAAAAAATGAGATATTGGAATGAAGATGATCGAAAAGATTGTTACCAATCAGGACTTTTAGATATGTATGATAACTGGTATAATTTCAATGAAGAAAAATCAAAAAACGCATTTGCTTATTTCACCGAAGTATTTAAAAGAGGATTAGCTAAAGGGTTCAATTCACTTTATAAAAGAAAAGGTACAAATGACAATTATAAACCTAAAGTGTTCTCCATAAACTCTATCAATGATGGGCAAGGAATGCACAATATTTAAAAACAATAACTAAACTAAACCGAAACATAATATTGTTTCGGTTTTTTTATTAAATTGATTTCATTTATTAATATATAATGATAGAAAATAATAATCCATATGAAACATTTAAAGAAATTCAATCAAATTAACGAGTCAATTCATGAAGATGATCTACCTCTTTTGGTACAACAACTATTACCAACATATAAATTTATAGATAGTCTTTCTGATGATGTTAAAGAGAAATATAGTTTATCTGATTTGTTAGGAGCTATTGAAAATCTAAAAACATATGATGATTTAAATGTTTTGCTCAAAAATCTTGAAAATAGACATAAAGAAGGTAGGTTGGATCTTCCCGGTGATGAATTGCTTCACGAGATATTGAAGTCTATAATGGATAACGAAATAAATGAAAAAATCGATTCTCCTAAAACTGCTAAAACAATGGATAGGGAAAAACAAGATTTTTATATTTTAAATAGAATGGAGATCATTGATATGTTAGAAGAAACAGATATACCAGATTCAGAATTTAAAGAAAAAATCGGACAAATAGATAAAAGAACAGCTATATCCTTTATTAAAGATGGTAGACCATCTCAATATTATTTTGAAGAAATTTTGAATATTTTAGGAGAACATGGAGCTGATATCTCAAACTTTATTTTATAAACCCACAGATTTTTTCATAAATCTTCTTACAATTGACTTTCGGATTTCATTACCAATTTCCTCAGAGCTTTTACTATTGTCTATAGTAAGTAATGGAACGTCTGACTCATCCAAATCATTAATCATTTTACCATCAGATAAATCAATGATTAAATCCATTTTAGTATTAAATTTCCTTTCAATTGCTGAAATTTGTGATTTATGCTTTGGGTATTTTATAAACACAAATCCAGTTTTTAATTGGTGAAAAGACATAACTTGCATGTGTTCTAACATTAAAGTATGAAACACTGTTTCAAATAGAGACTGCATCCCACTTTTACCAACAATAATATTATTTTGACTTAATACTAAGTCACTGTCTATTTTTATCAAATCATATGCTTTACTTAACATACTAGAATACCTAAGAGTATCACTGTAATTTCCAATTAAAATTATATTCATGTTTTTATCTTTAAAGTGTGTTTTCATTAAAAGTAAATAATCTTTACCTTAAACCAAAATTAATTTAATATATAACGGTATGGAAAAACCAAAGATAGATAAAAAACGACATATTTTAAAAACCATCACATGGAGAATTGTGGGTACACTAGATACTATGTTACTTGCGTGGTTAATATCAGGAAACCCTTTGGTTGGATTAAAGATTGGGGGAGTAGAGTTATTCACTAAGATGATACTTTATTATTTCCATGAAAGGTTATGGTATAAAAGTAAATATGGAATAGATCACAATAAAAGTGGTGAAATATAAAAACAAAATATCTGATTCAAAGTATAATATCTAAAATTATTATATGAAGTTAGAATATATTTGGTTGGATGGAAATAAAGTCCAATTGTTAAGATCAAAAACCAAGATTTGGGATACAAAAAAGACTCCCGAAAATGTTACAGTAGAAGAACTACCTATATGGAATTATGATGGTTCATCTACATCTCAAGCTGAGTGTGGTGATTCAGAAATGATGTTAAAACCAAAAAACATTTTTAAAGACCCATTTAGAGAAGGATCATTATTAGTAATGTGTTCGGTTTACAATTCAGATATGACTCCACATGAATCAAACAACAGAAGTTTACTTGAAGAAAATATCGAACATGATGATGAAACATGGTATGGGTTTGAACAAGAATATATCATTTATGATAATACAACAAAAAGACCTCTAGGGTGGCCTGGTCAAATAGGAACTTACCCTAAACCACAAGGAGATTATTATTGTGGTGTTGGTGCTAATCATGTATCGGGTAGAAAATTTGTTGAGGAACATTTAGATGCTTGTTTAGAAGCGGGTATCAATATCTCTGGTATAAACGCCGAAGTTATGTTAGGTCAATGGGAATATCAAGTTGGTCCAGTTACTGCACTTGATGGATCAGATCAATTATGGGTTTCTCGATACCTACTTTATAGGTTAGGCGAAAAGTATAATTACACTATAAATATTGAACCTAAACCATTTGGTGGTGGAGAATGGAATGGATCTGGTTTACATGCTAACTTCTCTACAAAAGAATTAAGGGAAAACTTAGAAAATAAATCTGAAATCGCAATTTCTTACTGTAAAAAGTTGGAAAATAGCCATAAAGATCATATATTAGTGTATGGTGAAGGTAACCAAGAAAGGTTAACTGGTGAAAATGAAACACCTACATTAGAAGATTTCACTTGGGGAGAGGGTGATAGAACAGCCTCAATAAGAATACCAAGTAGTATTAATGATTCTAAGACACCAGGTTATATAGAAGATAGGAGACCAGCTTCAAATGCTGATCCTTATTTAATATCAAATAAATTAATAGAAACAATTTTAAAATAATATATGTCTAAAAGAAGAAGAAACAACTTTAAGAAAAAAGAAGAAGAACACCGAATAAATAACCGTATCAGGGTAACTGAGGTAAGAGTAGTTGGTGATAATATCGACTCTCCTGGAATTTATTCCAAAGGAGAAGCTCTTTCAATGGCTAGGGATATGGAAATGGACTTGGTAGAAATCTCTCCAAATGCTAACCCTCCAGTTTGTAAGATAATAGATTATAAAAAATTCCTTTATGATAAGAAGAAAAAAGAAAAGGAGTTGAAAAAGAAATCTAAGAAAGTTCAAACTAAAGAGATTAAGTTCGGACCTAATACCGAAGAAAATGACCTTAGTTATCGAAAAGATAACGCTATCAAATTCTTAGAAAAGGGTAACAAAGTAAAAGTTGGAGTTTTCTTTAGAGGTAGACAAATTACATTTAAAGAAAGGGGTGAAAAATTACTTTTAGAATTTGTGCAATCACTTTCAGATCACGGAACAGCAGAAAATATGCCAAAATTAAATGGTAGAAAAATGGAAGTGATTATCAAACCAATAACAGACAATGACTAATTAAAATAAAAACAAAATAAAAACAAATGAAAAAACACAAACAACAACTTATAATAAGGTTGATGTTTATAACTCTAATGGTGCAAATTTCACCGATTTCGTATTCTCATATGATAACAACGGTGTTTGTAGAAACAATTTTATGATCTATAACAACACTGGTTATAGAACAAGTTTCAACTTTAAGATCTACTTGAATGATAGACTAAAATATAGGGGGTTTGCAACATTATCTCCATATGGGACGTTATACTTTAATAACGCTTTTATTCAATGTGAATCATCAAGATCAATTATTAAAATTATCTGTTGGTAACTATGGGTGAAAATAAAAAAGGTGAATCAATTGATTCACCTTTTTTATTGTTATAATATTTTATTATGTACTAGCAGACGATCCTCCTCTTCCACCTTTCATAGCTTCAGCACCTAATTCTTCAACTCTATCTTCAATGATTCTATAAACATTTCTCATAAAGTCAGTAGCCGCTTTTTTAGTTTTACCTAATTCAGATTCAGCAAATTTAGTAAGTATAGAGTTTGCTTTTCTCAAAGCGTTTCTATCTTTATCAGACTTATACTTTTTATATAGATCTTTAACCTCATCAGCAAGCGGATTAGAAGCTAAAAATTCTGTTTCTTCCTTTAGTCCTTTAAGAAGATCTTTCTTTTTACTTCCCATAAAAGGAAGAGATATTTCTTCATCTACTCTAAAATTTTCGAATGTCTTTAAGTGTTTTAAATCTTTCATAATAATATTATTTTTGTTCATTATATTATATATTAAGACTATAAACTAAAAAATGACCATTTTTAGATAAATAATAAATATTCCATATTCCGATACGGAATATTTAGATCATTCAGAACCAAAAGTCTTATCAATAATACAATCAATAACTTTTTGGTCTAAACCTTCCTCTTCAAGAGATTCATATGTGGTTTTTTCGTCTATGCTATTAGATTTAAATATGGATGACCAATGCGTCACTACTCCATTTCCAATTTCTTCATTCATTTTAAAATTTGTCATAATACTATTTTTCTTAATTAATAAAAACCTAAATCACTTGTTTTTCAGAGATCCAATACACACATTTTTATCATTAGGAGATCCCCAACCAGGAGATATCATGTGACATGTATGTGTCTCACCTATAATTTCCTTATCTTGAAGTTTATTAACTCTTTGTAAGAACTTATCATTGTGAGAGTTTTTAACCTTATATGGACATTCTTTACATTCTTTCCTACACATCCTTTTTAGTTTTAATAGGTAATAAATATAATCCCATTATGGAAAGAATCCATAAACCTGAAAGAACCCAACCCATTACATCTATTGGATTCATAGAAATTATTCCAAGAATGGACATGATGAGTGCATATATAAACATGAGTAATTTAGTCATTTGATTGTTTTTAGCTGTTTAATATTTTTTTATCAATATCTGAAAGGTTTTCAAACCCAAGTGAATTTATCTTATCTAGAACATCATCTTTACTTAGATTTTGTTCTGAATATTCTTTAATCATATCACCCAACTCGAAATATTTATTTTCTAATAATATTTCATCAGTAATATCTTCAATTGGTTTAATCCAATTTTCATCGATAGATCTTACTTTATTATAAAACCCTTCAATATTATCATACTGTGAGTCGGACAAAAACAAATACCATGTACTTGTAACAATACCATTCTCATCTTCATTAATATCATCAAGACCATCAAGGAACTCAAATTCTTTATCGAAGAATTCTCCAAATGCTCCAACAACGTCAATATCTTGCATTACTCTCTCATCTTCATTCATTTCTGATGGAGTAATAAGTGTAATTTTAAATGCTGAGAAACCTTTCATATTTATTTTTTATTTTGATTAATAATACAATATACGAATAAAATACCGGTTGGTAAAATTATTTACCAAATTTATCATGATTTCTTTTAAATCTTTTCATATGATCTGATAAAGCATCATACTTCATTTCTATTTCTTCGGTTGTTTTAAATAAGTCTTCTGATAACTGTGTGATTATTTCTTGGTGTCGTAACTCCCTTGTTTCTAATTTTTTGAGCCATATACTATATAACTTTTTAGGATCATATTTATTAGTAGGATAAGATGAATATAAAAAACGTGGTAATATATGAACAGAGATATGGAAAACAGACTCTATTCTACTCATGTCATACTCTACGAGTGAATATTCATATCCTACCCTTAATAACCTCTTATACATTTCTTCGAAAGATATTCCATTGATTTGATCTTCTTCTTCTAAGTTATCGATCATTTCATCAAATATAGAAGCTCTGACTTCTAAAGGGATAAAGTTTAAGTTAATACCATAACCAATTATTCTACCTTCAAATTCTTTCCAATCCACAAAAAATATAGGTGAATTTCTCATCCAATTTGATTCATCTTTATATGTCATAAAATAAAACATACCACTTTCCATTTTACTAATAGGTAATGGTTTTACTGCATATTTGGGAGCCATATCTGGATGAGGGTTAACCCCTCTGTAATAATTATAAAGTAGGGTGGTGTTTTCTTTGTAATAAGAAACAATATTTCCTTTTGATTGGTTTTCTATAACGTCTATTAATTCTCCCATATTACTATATATTTAAGATTGGAACTTAATATATAAAAAAACAAATAGAACTATGAAGTATTTAAGAAAATTTGAAACATATCAATCTGTAAACGGTGAACCAAACTATATCGGTGGAGTTGATGGTGAATTTGCTAATGATGATAGATATTCACATTCAGAAACTAAAACACCTATATGGGTCACAAAGGATGGTCAAAAAATACCAGTTAGTAAAATGACACTTGATCACCTTAAAAATTCTTTAAATGCTATAATTGATGATAGAGTTAAAAATAAAGCTGAGGATAAAGAAATTTGGGCACATATATTACTTGAGGAAATCTTAAAAAGAAAATCAAAGTCCAATGAATCTAATGGGTTTGAAGAATTTGAAGATGATGAAGATGATGAAGATGATTCGGAAGATGGACCTTGGTTTGAGCCAGAAGAATGTGAGTGTAGAGAACAAATGGAAGAAGATGGTATGGAATATACACATGATTTCTTTTGGGATAAAGAAAAAGAATCATGGGTTTGTGAACACTGTGGTATGGAACAATAAAAATATAATATATTATAATATAATGGAATATTTAAGAAAATTTAATGAATCAAGTGATTCTAAAAAAATGATGATAGATGTTATGCTTAAATCTATCAAAGGGTGTTTCTCTAAATATGGTTGCGAGAAACAAATAGAAGATTACTTAGCTGATAAAACAGATTTTGAAGATTATGAATCAGAAGAAGAAATCTTTAAATATTTACATAAACTCTCCGATAGAGAAATAGAAAATCTATACCTTGATTTATTTTAATCATAAATCCATAAATTCTGTATGGGGTACATATTTTATATATATACCATACTATGAAGAATTTAAAAAATGGTGAGTTTATACAACGCTCGATAAATAAACATGGGGATAAATATGACTATTCTAAGGTTAAATACGATACTAATAAAACTAAGGTTGTTATTATATGTCCAGAACATGGTGAGTTTAATCAAACACCAAGTAACCATTTAAGCCAATTAATTCCTTGTATTCAATGTTCAAAAAAAGAAAAAACAGAACAATATAGGAAATCATTTATAACTAAATCCAATTTAATACATAAAAATAAATATGATTACTCTAAAGTTAAATATTTAAAAAGCTCTGATAAGGTTATAATTATATGTCCAAACCATGGCGAGTTTAAACAAACACCTAATAACCATTTAAATGGGAAAGGTTGTTATTATTGCGGTAGAGATATAGTTGATAATTATTGTAGATCTAATGGTGACGAATTTATAAAAAAATGTAGAAAAGTCCATAAAAATAAATATGATTACTCTAAAGTTAAATATTATAATTGGAAAACTAAAGTTCTGATTATATGTCCAGAACATGGTGAGTTTGAACAAACACCTAATAGCCATTTAAATGGTAATGGTTGTAAATTTTGTAAAAAATTAAAATCTAAACCTAAATTTAAACCTAAAAAGGAAAATAAAAAACCTAAACCTATAAACCCCAAATCTAAAAAATCTAGAAAAATAACCAAAGAGAATATTAAAAGTAATATTAAAAGTAAAGGTTATGAAATATTAGAAATATTATACTATGATGGTACGAAATCGAAATTAAGATCGAAATGTAAAAATGGTCACATTTTTAATACTTCATATGATAAGTTATACTATAAGGGTAAAAGATGTAATAAATGTAGCGAAAAAAAATATTTAAAAAAAAGGAAGGATAATTTTATAAATAAATCTAAAATAATACATGATAATTATTATAATTATTCATTGGTTGATTATGTTGATAACCAAAAAGATGTGATCATAATATGTCCAGAACATGATGAATTTATCCAAAAACCATTTCACCATGTAAGGGGAAGTGGTTGTCCATCGTGTTCTTTAAGTAAAAGGAGTAAAATAGATTGGTATGAATTTACAAATAGACTATATAAAAAATTTGGGAAAAGATGGAAATATTCTTGTAATAAATGGGATGGTATATTTAATTCTATTATTGAAGTAAAATGTGATTTACATGGTGAGAAAAATACACATAGTAATAATTTATTGAAGTTGATATCTCCTTGTGATGAGTGCTCAAAAATAATATCTAAATCTGGAGAGGGTAAAAAATCTGATGAAAAGTGGAGAGAATTATGGGATGGTAAAAAGTTAGAATTAAATAATATACATAATAACAAATATGATTATTCCAAAGTTATTTACAAGGGAGTTAGTTCTAAAATTAAAATAATTTGTCCAAAACACGGAGAGTTTAATCAATTATTCAGATCTCATTATTATGATTTAAATGGATGTCCTAAATGCAATAGTAGTAAAGGGGAAGTTAAAATATCTAATATATTAACTACTAATAATGTAAAATTTCAAACACAAAAAAAGTTTAATCCTTTAGGTAGAAAGTCATTTGACTTTTATTTACCTGAATACAATCTATGTATAGAATATGATGGTAGACAACACTTTGAAAGTATAGATCATTTTGGAGGAAAGGAATCCCTAAAAACACAAAAGTGTAATGATAAAGTTAAAAATAAATTTTGTGAAAATAATAATATAGATTTATTGAGGATTCCCTATTGGGAGTATGATAAAATTGAATATATAGTATATGAAAAAATAATAAAATATCATGATAAATAGTGCTCCAAATAATCCTAGAGGTAAAAATGGTAAACGGAGGTATCAACAGGGTAATTATATTCCCGAAAACAAAGATAATGTTGTAAAATTAAATGGGAAAGGTGGTATCTACTATAGAAGTGGGTACGAAAAAAAAAAATATATAAATATTTAGACTTAATGGCAGGTAAACCAAAAGGTGAATATCCTAGAGTTATAAGATGGGGAGCTGAATTTGTAGAGATACCATATAATAAGAAATCAGTTAAGAAAACTGAGTGGGGTGAATACCAATGGAAAGAATCATCTCATAGATATTATCCAGATGTTTATTACGAATTAGAAAAAGCTGAGGGAGAAGTGTCAAAAGTTTTAGGTGAGATAAAACCTTATTCTGAAACAAAGAAGCCAATACTTCCAAAAAAAACAACAAAGAAACAATTAGAAAATTTCGAGTATGCTATGAATATGTGGAATGCTAATATGTATAAATGGACTCAAGCGATCGAATATGCTGAGAATCGAGGGATGAAGTTTGTTGTTATATCAGAAAAATATATAAATATGTTGAAAAACTATTAAAGGGACAAAATTTCCTTTATATATATTTAAAATTTATTAAAATAGAATGGCAAGTTATAACCCATTGAATGGTGGTGGAACAAACCAAAATGTTCAAAACAAAGGATTACTAAGTAACATGTTGAGAAATCTCTCCAACTGGGGGATGAAATATGATGACATGATCTCTAAAAATAGAGTTGCTGTTGGGATTAACGAAGATCCCAACATGATGAAAAATACATCTATGTATGATTTTTTCTCACAAAGAGCAGTCGCTACAATGCTTAGTAGGAAGTCCGTACCTTATTTAGATAGGGCTTATGCTGATAAACGAAGAATTCTTAGAGAGTATTCTATTAAAGATGAGATCAAAGATTTTGTAACCAAAGTATGTGATGAGTCAATTATTTATGATGACGAAGATACTTTTTGTAGACCTAAGCCATTATCAGATGAATATTCCCAAGAAATAAAGGATGCTTATATGGAAGCATTTGATAGGGTATATAACTCGTATGGGTACAACGATGGTAAATTGGGTTGGGATCACTTTAGAACGTTCTTAATCGATGGTTATATATCATTTGAGATAGTCTATGATGATAAACAACAGAACATAATTGGATTTGAGCAAATAGACTCATCTACTTTAGTTCCTGGGTATGAACCAAATGTTGGTTATATATGGATTCAATATCCCGAAGATCCAACGTTAAGGAGAATATTACTTGATTCACAAATAATACACGTATCATATGCATCAGGTGATGAATATACGGAAACATCATATGTGGAGGGTTTAATTAGACCATATAACCAATTAAAAATAATTGAACAAACTCGTATAATGTTTAACATGATTAATGCTACACATTATCAAAAGTTTACTGTCCCAATTCAAGGTTTATCTAGACAAAGAGCTGAGGAACAAATATCACAAATGATTGCTGATTACTCAGAGGAAATTGAATGGGATGATAGATTGGGTACTGTTCAAATAAATGGATCTAAACACCTACCATATAACAAGCAGGTGTGGTTTCCAGAGGGTGAATCAGGAACTCCTAATTTAGAAGTTGTATCACCAGAAGGACATGATCTAAACGAATCGGATATGTTAAATTGGTTTTATAATATTTTAAAAAGAGCATCACAAATACCATTTACTCGTTTTGATAGAGATAATGGTGGTGGTAATATCTATTCAGATGCTTCTGAAATGACAAGAGATGAAGCTCAATTCAGTAATTTTATATCTAGAATTAGAACAAGTTTTAAGGAGTTATTAAACAAACCAATTAAATTACAAATGCTTTCAGACTTCCCTGAGTTAAAGGATGATGATCAATTTATGAAAAAGATTGGTGTTGAATTCAACTCAAAGGAAATATTCGAAGAATGGAAAAGATTAAATAACTTACAAAAGAGAACTGAGATAGCATCAAGTATGTTATCATCACTTCAAGATTCAGAAGGTGAACCATACTTTCATATCGAATGGGTTGTTAAAAATATACTGAAATTATCTGAGGAAGATAAACAAGAAAACGAAGCTTTCTTTACTAAGTACTCTAGTGGTAGTGGTGAAGAAGGAGAAGGTGGTGATGACTTCGGTGGTGATGACTTCGGTGGTGGAGACGATGACTTCGGTGGTGGAGATGAGGATTTCGGTGGTGGAGATGACGCTGACATTGGTGGTGGTGATGACGCTGATATTGGTGGTGGAGACGACACTGGTGGAGATACTGGTGGTGATGATGATTTTGACTTCTAAATTTAATATATATTATATAAAAATATTAAATTAAGATGTCACATATAAAAAAATTCGAATCTTTTAGTTCTGATCTAAAAGAAAAATCCAAAAAAGCAGATCACGGTGTTGATGATAATGACGAGGTAGGAAAAGACCTTACACTAGATCAATTCAGAAAAGCTCATAAATCTGTTTTAAGTGGAGAGTGGGATGAAAGAGATCTTGATAAAGAGTTTGATGAGTCTCAAGAATCTTTGAAAAAGTATTTAAAATTATCCGATAAAGAAAAGCAAAAATACTTAGATAAACTAGGTTTTAGCGATTCAACATCTTTGTAAGAAATAATCACGATCATGGAATACTTAAATTCATATAAAATATTTGAATCTAATAATTATGTATGGGAAGATTTTTTAAAATTCTCAAAGGAAAATAATATTGATATTAGGTCAAATGAAATGTATAACAAGTCAGGTAAAAATATACAACCCTAGAAAGTTAGGTAAAGATAGATACGAAGATATCAACTAATCTAAACTATACCAATATAAATTAAAAATAAATTTATATATGGATTCAAAGAAAAAGAGAGAAAAAATAGCTAAGTCATTATTAGAATTAGAAGATAATAATGGGAATAAAGCTTTCAGTAAAGAGTGGGTTGAGAAAAATATTTTGGATTTAAGTGAAAAAGGTAATTCATGATGACTGTTTCAATTATTTCTCTAAGATAGAAGATAAATCAATTGATTTAATATGTGCTGATCTTCCATATGGAACAACTAAATGTAAATGGGATAGTATATTACCCTTAGATGAATTATGGGAAGAATATAACCGTGTAATTAAAGACAATGGGTGTATAGTATTATTTGCTCAAACACCATTTGATAAGGTTCTAGGGTGTTCTAATTTAAAGATGTTAAAGTATGAATGGATATGGGAGAAAACTCAAGCTACTGGGTTTTTAAATGCTAAGAAAATGCCACTCAAAGCTCACGAAAATATATTAGTTTTTTATAAGAAACCACCAACATATAACCCACAAAAAACAGATGGTCATAAACCGATAAATTCATATACTAAAAAAGCTGATGTTCAAAATAAAACTGATGTCTATGGTAAAGTATCTAAAGATGTAAGTGGTGGTGGAGAAACTACAAGATATCCCCGTAGTGTTAAGGTTTTCAAATCAGATAAACAGAAAAATAAATTAAACGGAACAATACATCCAACTCAAAAACCATTAGAGTTAATTAAATTTTTAGTAAAGACATATACAAATGAGGGAGATTTGGTATTAGATAATGTAGCTGGAAGTGGTACAACAGCTGTAGCATGTGAGGAACTAAATAGAGATTATATTGTCATAGAAAAAGAAAAAGAATATTATGATATAATTCATAAAAGGTTAAACATGATCAAAACCTAATCTCATTTATTTTAAAATATGAAATTTAGAAATAATATATATGATATGGGATTTTTAAATAACTTTAAACAATATAACGAAAAGGTAGCTATCAGTGAATATGAAGACATACAAAATAGTATATTAGATAGAATATCTTCAAAGGGTATTATGTCTTTAAGTCGATTAGATAAAGAGTTATTAAGAGCTATATCAAAAGAAGATTTAGATTATATCAGAAACTTTAAAAAAAGAGGTGATAGTTATAGTGAAATTTTATCGGGTGATCTTAGAGAAGATTATCCTGATATGCCTATGACTGATGATGAACTTGTAGACTTTAATGTGGAAACCCTTTGGGAATTTATTGAAGAAATAGATTTAGACCATTTTACTACAAATTATGATTATCCAAATACTGTAGCTGATCTAACATGGGATGATTTACCCAATAATATTAAAAAAGATTTTAAGAAGTATGTCGATAAATTTAGGTAAATATGAAACACCTCAAAAAATTTGAATCTTTTGTTGAACAAATAACTGATGATAGAATTAATGATTTTCTGAATTATAAATGGAATCCTAATGATCCACAAATATATAGATCACATGATGTTCCAGATAATATTGAAGTGGGAGATATACTTATTCATAGAGTAGATAAAAGTAAAGATAGGTTTTTAAAGGGAACAATGAGTGAGTTAGTTGATATTTTACCATCGTGCACACTTAATGACATTTGAATCTTTCCGAGAGAAGATAGATGATGTCGATCAAGAAAGTATTAATGAATTAATTCCTTTTCAGTGGAATCCAAATGATCCACAGATTTATAGAAATCATAAAACAACAAAGAAACCTAATCTTTTTGATGATTTATCTGATAACTTTATTTATAGAATAGAGGGAGATCGAAAAACAAGAGGTGGTATGAGTGAATTAATAGAAATACTTCCATCATGGCAAAATTTTACTGACCGTAAAAAATCATTAGTATCAACCAGTAGTCTTGACTATGCAAAAAATTGGGATCGAAATGGTTCAGTTTATAAAGTTATACCATTAAAGGATGAAATATTTGTAAGTCCGAATAGAGACTTCAATTTAGGAGATCCAAATGCTTTTCCTAAATTGAGTATTCTAGGAGAAGATTTATCCAATTCACCTTATGTAATTATAAAGTTATCAGTATATAGATTATATAAATTGATACATAAAAAATGGATAAGTAGGGACAAATCCCTTAATAATTTCTTTAAGGAAAAGTATTTTAAAAAAATAGTCAAAGAGTTGGGGAAAGTTGTTAGGAGAGAGAAAACTCTAATAGATGTAAACCCCGAAAAATATAAAGAAACTATAACCACATATAAAAATCTATATGATTATATCCAAGAAAATAATTTCAAAAATGGTATAGAATTTCTAGATGATATATTGAACCCAAAAGATAATGGGTTTAGGAAAATGAAATATACCGATTATATCCAAGAATTAAAATCTAACCCTGATACAAACAATGAAGTTTGGTTTATGTCAGATTGTATTTTATTGAAATAAATTTATTCACAAATTCTCCTATTTCCTTTTATCTGTAAATTTTCATGGAAAAATCTTATTGATAAGCTTACCAACTTTAACTTTATTTCTTGCTTTCATGGGATATAGTAAAGGTTCACGGCTCTCACTATTTCCCCCTTTTAATATAAATATTTTTAATTTCTTCTTCACTTAATTTACCCCTAACTCTTTCATCTTGGAGTAATAATTTAACTACCTCTGTATATCCATTTCTAGAAGCCATTCTAATAGCATAATTACCATCCTCAATAGGGTCTACCCTTTCATCTTGGAGTAATAATTTAACTATATCTGTATGTCCATTTCTAGAAGCCATTCTAATAGCATAATTATCATCAGCACTAGGATCTACCCTTTCATCTTGAAGTAATAATCTTACTACCTCTGTATGTCCAGTATAAGAAGCCCATCTAATAGCTTTATTATTTATATCACTAGGATCTACCCTTTCATCTTGAAGTAATAATTTTACTATATCTGTAAGTCCAATTATACAAGACATTCTAATAGCATTATTATTTATATCACTAGGTTCTACCCTTACA